TCAAAGATCTCATGATAAATAGGGACCACAAAACACGACTTCAGTTTGAAGAATATAGGTTTATAACTAACATCATATTAGCCACTCATTTCGCATTGAGGGATGAGAATGTGATAGAACCTTATGTATTCGGAAATTTTACCGATACAACTTTTTAACAGAAACATACGCATTACCAAATGCTTGTTTCAAATATTCACAAGCTCTTGTACACTGCTTCTCATTCGTACACGAAAAGAAATCCATGCGTATTTTTTTATGCTCGGGCCATGTATGCATGGAAAAGTGACTCTCTGCGAGTAAATATATAATCGTCATTCCTTGGGGTTTAAATTCGTGCATCATCTTATTTAACACGGTCGACTTGGAATATTGTAAAGTGCCTTCACAAATACGTAAAAGTGCCTGATGATCATGTACCAATTCACCTGGTACATTATTAACATCCACTATATAATGAACCCCAAGATGGGTTGGTTTGTACATTAAGTGAAGTTTGATGATTACAACAAGAACTATAGCCAGGACAACTACGGTAGGTCCCCTGATATACATCCTATAATGAGCTTATATAATTATTTTGTTTAGTGTGATTGTAGTATCTTAGTCGGTGTTCAAAGGATGGTAGTTCATTGTTGCGCATGCGACTGTGCTTATAGTTGGAACACATAAAGAATCCGTATTTATCATCTCCGTAAATATACATTTCTCCGTAATATGGTACGACGTGTTGGAATGTCTTTTGTAAATTTGTGCGTATTTGTTTGACCTTTTCGAAGTCATTCGCCCAAGCATTTTTGTCTACGTATCCGTTTTTTATTAATATCCCACGCGGAGTTAATTTTCTTTTACACGTTTCAAAAAAATTACCGGTTTCTATTGGAGAATTAATTTTACCGTCTTCGGTTGAATCTACGATAATTAAGTCATATTTTCCATTAGACAGTTCGTGAATAGTTTTAGATGCATCTCCTATTTTAATAGAAACCCTGGGGTCGTTCTCATATGACTTCACTTTAAAGTATTTCTTACTTGTGGTAACGACGTCATTATCCAATTCGAGCACAGTAACACTTTGTATGCTTTTATACCTCATAATCTCCCTTAACGCCATGAGATCACCCCCACCTACTATGATAACGTGACGCAGATTTTTCACATAATAGGCTGGAAAATGTGTTATCATTTCGTGATAAACCTTTTCTTCTCCTTCACATAATTGGATTTCGTTATCTAACAACATACATTTAGTAAGACCATACGCGTTAGGTTTATAATCTACAACACGGATTCTTTGATATTTACTATGTTTATCGACTAATTTCTTAGATCCTATGGTTCTATCTAAGAAGTCAACATCTGATTCAAACCATAATACCCGAAAAAGTATGACCAACAGAATCAGTAGAATGATACCAATTATACGTTTATCCATATATATTAGCGTACATAAAGATTTTGAACATACTTATACTAGATGAAGCTATCAGACGATGCTATTATTCCTACACGCGCCTCTCCTGGATGCGCCGAAGACGAAACGACAAAAGAATGTCACTTCGCGTGGTACGAGGTAGACGAACTAGAGAATGCCATGTCTAGATATTATCCAGATCAAAGGTGATTAGAGGTGGCTCATCCTCATACCCATAGAAGCGTATTGTTATTCCAAGTATCTTTCTCAATTTTTGATTGAGTTCCACATTAATGAGTCGTTTCCAGGTATTCAGTGTAGATTCAAAATATTCAAGACCATCTTCACTAAATACCATTTCTCGTAACTTGGGTTCTTGTCTAAAATCATTCATGATTCTATTTACTCCCGAAGGAAGTGGAAGTTTATTTTTTTCAACGGCGTCGAGTATATCAATCACGTAATAACCGTGAGCGTCGCATATGATATTCGTTTGCATGGTCGGGAAGCATGTGATAAACGCTTCAAAATCTTGATTACTTGGAAGTGTTACAAAAACGGAGTCTTTGTTATAATCTATTTTATTTGGTTTAATGGCACATGGATGTGTATGATAGGAAATGAGAGCTGGCCAAACTAATTTTACTGTTCTTAATTCTACCCTACCTCTATCCCTCGAAGTTACAAAACTAGGTTTACTAAACACGGCTAAATTTTCTATAACTTTACAATCTACATTACCCGCATATTCCCACTTTTTCTTACATGATAAGTCACTTATACGTTTTAAATCTTTCACAACTTCACGTGGTAACTTTATACGTTTCCTATTAAACATGAGTGGGCGGATGATACTCGCCATCCCCTGATATACTCATAGAACTTATTTGGTCTTATTCTTAGACACGACCAAACTTTTAATTTCGGGAGGGAAATTTAAGAAGTATTTTCTTCTATTAGTAGAGTTTTGTGCCGCAAAACGGGTTATTCCATTGATGTTTTCTCCAGCTATGAGGGCGCGAATATAGTCCATGAAAGTCACATAGAATGTTGTACAGACACCTCGGTTGTTATCAGCTTGTAAGTTGGGACCATTGTAGTACCTAACCGTGAAGTTTGTACCCCATAAATCTTTGATGATTGGTACTACCTTTTGACGCATAGTAGTACCCCAAATGGAACTCCTAGAGGCCTGGCCGTGGGGATCAAATACCCACATTCTAAATTCACCTGTGTATACAGCTGGGTCAACTAAGACGCTAACGGCGTGCGCCTTATCCACATCCCTCATACCAACCATGAAAAAGTGAACTTGTTTGCCCACGGAAATTCTAGAAGACGTGTTTGCTACACCACGATGGTTCAATATTTTGGATATGTTCTTCAGTATACCGTATTGGTCAGTGGCAATAGTGTAGTCTAGGAAAGCTGAAACTACACTCGCATTGTCAAATCTTTCTTGTGCTCTTTGCATGTACCGTGGAATACCCGCATATCCACAACCCATACCCGTTCCAATTACTATATTTGGTAGATTGACCTGTCTTTTTCTGTACCCACGTGCTTGATTGTTGTTACTGTTACTGTTACTATTAGCACTTTTACGCTTCTTCTTACGGATGGGTGCCGCATTACCCATGATGACATTTCCATTATTATTTTTGTTCGTCATATTGAGTTTATTCATCCGTTCTGTAATGTTGTTTAGATTTCTGTTAAGATTCATTGCTTGAATATTTTTCAGTAACTGATTAGCTTCATTCGCCAATCTCTTAGTCTTTTCTTCTTTGTATTTTGGAATCTTGGATTTGTTGAGATCTTTCCAAGCTTTTTGAATTTTCCTGGCAGCTTCTTGATGGCGCTCGGACGCAATAGGTATCTTTTTCAATTTCTTCAATGCTCGCTCCAATTTAAAGCGTCCGGTATTCAACGCAGCTTGGCGACTTACATTACGTAACCTAGCTTTCATATTCTCCAACTTATTGTTGTTGCTCTGGTTCATCTTAACATATATAGAGAAAATTAACTACTTTATCATATATGGCTTCCTTAAGTGTGGAAGATATGATGAAGGAGGTGTATAAGGAACTTGGTCCAGGTTATAGTGAGAGGGTATATCATAATGCTATTGAAGTTCTCCTAAGGGAGAGAAAGATCCCATATGAATCTGAACGCCATATTTTGGTTAGGTTTAGGGGTCATGTAGTTGGACAGTTAAGAGCTGATATTATCATAGATAGTAATACAATACTAGAACTAAAAGCGATCAAGACTCTGACTGATGGGATGGAGCAGCAAGTTCAAAAGTATCTTGACTTGACTGGGTGCTCAAGGGGCTATCTGGTGAACTTCCCCCTTCAACCGGATCGGGAGGTTGAGGTTCGAAAGATTGAAGTAAAGTCATCAATGGGAGAACTCTCCAAAGTGTTCGATAGAATGTACGATCATCATCGTAATGTCTCTGCGGATCTAACACAGCTCCTTCCAGGAACTCATGAACCAGTTTCAGATGATGCTTAGCTTGATTTACACAATGTTGAATCGCTGGATCTTGGTACACGCGATCTAGATAAGAAAGTATCTGTGGACGCGCACTTTCAATTTCGTATAGCGCGAGAAGAAGCTGTTGGTCATCGGAAGTCATTGTTTATGCTTAGAATCTAAGCTTTAATGCGGCACTTAAGTGCGAAAAATATGATCCAAGCCATGATAACATCCACACTGTAATGCGCCCTCGTAGAAATCGTCGTAAGGGACGAAAGTATGGGGTAAATTGGGAACATACCGTTCTTCAAGAAGTACGAAGTGACTATATTAAAGGTGGTGTGTCCAGAGAACATGTAGTCGTTACAATTGGAGAGTGGGTTACCCTCCTTACAGGGATTTGCCTTTGCACGCGGAAATTGCGTCATTATATTAGAAAGAGCCCTCATAAAGTACATAGTCGTTAGGAATGAGATGTATCCATTTTGATTTATCCTGTTCCAGTTAAGTACGACAAGAATGAGAGGCACTATCAGTGTGACATCATGAAGGAATTCATATTTGGTGAGGTCGGGTAAAATCTCAAATCCGACATCTCGGATTTGTCCACCAAACCCCTCACCCCGCGCCCTAGAAATGAATCTTCCTACGAGTGAGTTCATTAAAAGTGCTATTCCTAGGAGTAGCCACATTTCTACAATACTCAAAGAAGTTTTTCTTTGACCCAATCTCTATCCTCTTTAAAAATTTTGGACAGTTTGGGATCCTTGTTTTTAAAGAGTACCATGAGTGCATTGAGTCTACGAAATAATCTTAGAGGTGATTCACCTGAACGGAATACACGCATGAGTGCCCGATGTCTAGAAAGTTTGGTCTTCCTTTTGACATCTACGTACCCGTGGCGGCTGAGGTACCCATTGGTACTGATCATGAAGACGACTGTCATATCTATTATACAGTGGGAATAAATTCCCAAGAAAGGGCTGAACAAATCTTTTTCCATATAACATCTTGTTGATAGAGTTTTTCTTTTGATTTTAGAAGTGGAAAATACTGCAGATACTCATCTTCACCCAAAAGTTCACAGAATTTGTAGAGTACAAATGAGTAGCTTAGAAAGTTCTTGCGTTCTGTTGGACAGTTGTCGTCAAATGGTTTTTGGATATCTTTGAACATCATACGAAGGCACTCTTCCAACTCGGTTGGCATATTTGGAGGTTTGATACCATTCAGAATATTCGTAATGTATGGTACGTGTTCATAGTATTTATTAAGACGAAGCTTTTTGAGGAGACCTCGTATTTTAGCGTGCGTAATTTCGTCTAATTTCTTAATTTTCATCTTCTTAAGTTCCGCCCTAAGTTGATCCATAACTTCTGGGGGTATAGTTGTAGTTTCTTGTGCTTGAAATTGACTAAGCCATTCATTGAAGTGATTTTCACGCTTGTATGAGTAGTTTATAATTTTGTCCGACGTTTCTTGTTCTTCCCGATATGTGAGTTCTTGGTTGATGTGGGCAGCTACAACCCTACCACATCCATCGCATATCAAATCACTTGTATCAGTGACTAAAATGATATTACTGTACTCACAGTAATCACATGTTTCGACTGTTCTCTCTACGGCTCTAGTTATGTTTTGATTTTCAACCTCAACCAGATAATCTGTGAAAATGTCTTTCCTAGCTAGACCCACCGTCTCTTTGACATTGAACACATTATCTGTGTGGGTCGTTTCATTTGATTGTGACATATGTCTTTCAATAAAGGGCATACACTTGATCATATAGTCGGACATCTCCGTTTCATATTTCTTTTTATTTTCAGGGTCATTTTTTATTAGTTCAGTCCATTCCTCTATCTTGTTGTTATACCGGCTTAAAAAATTACCTTCCATATCTATATAAAGATGCTACTTAAACTTTTAAGTACTCTTTACTATCTTTATAAAAAACTTGTTACTCCGAATGATTACACAATTGTGTCAGAAGAAATTGAATATAATTTAAACAATGACATGAAGTATCTAATTGAGGACGAATTTTGGGAAAGGGAGAGTAAAGGTTGGGATGGTATTCTTGACCAGTACTACGTTGATGTCACAGGCGAAGACTTCAGAAACACTACTATTCCTCAAAATGTTGAAAAGATCATTCTTAGAATCAAGTATTATTTCAACGGTCGTATATACACAGCTATCTCTAACAACATAAACTTCCGGCCAGGAGAAAAAGAGAATGGTATGAATTTTCATATCCCTTTGAGTAGTGTTTGGATAGTTGATCACAATGAAAAACCTGTACGAAACATTACTGAAAAGGTGAAACGTTATGCGGGTCCGAGAAATGACTTTCACGGTGAAAAAGTTCCACTCGAAGATTTTTTATACTATGAGCCTGAATATCTAAAGGATGAACTCCCCAATGTCATTTTAACAAACGGGATTGGTATGAAAAAGGTAGTTTCAACAGCAACTGGGTTTATTACTGATCTTCAGATACCTTAGTGGCTAGGTAAAATTTAAGCTCACCCAAATTTGCAACATTGTATTTGAGAATTAAGAACCTATTACCCGTTTCTTGTATAATTTGCACAGACGCACACATACTCGTCGCCTTTGTAAAGATATTCAAGTATTTTAGACTGTAAAGACCTGTGATGTGAGGACTTTCTTCGGGGCACTCAATGGAAGTCTCTTGATTAGCGAAATCACCGTTACATGTGAGATGTAACATCTTACCTTCCCTCTTAATCTCAATTTCTGTACCTAGATTGGACATATCGCGGCACAGTCTTTGGAAATCGGCGGAGGGTAGAGTGGTAATCGTTGACATCATGACATCTGGGACTTCTATTCTATTCTCGTTAATATCCAAGAGCTTGAGTTGAAACTTAGTGCTCGTTTTCTTAGCCTCACTCGCGATTTCAATATCCATATATTCCTTGGAATTAATCTCAAGTTTAATGACATCATTATTGGTTATCGTTTTCATGAGTTTAAATGTATTTGAAATATTGATACCAGCTATAATTTCTTCCTGATCACATTGATACTCTTCAAAGTTATCAGCGGCTAAGAATAGATCAATGAGAGATGTTCTCGCTGTGTCTAGGGTAACTATGTACATCCCCCGTGGACGGAAATAGATATTCACGTCATTAAGTATATCTTTCAAAACCTCGAACGTAGACTTAAAGGCTGAAGCTTGTATAGAAACTAATTTCATGACTACTCAAAAAAACGCGTTACATCTTTAAATCTGTATACACCTCACCCTTGGATACATCGCGGCTTATCTTCTCTTCAAGTTCTTTAGTCATCGCTGGCTGGAGTGATTGTCCATAATTATCAAGGTAAAACATACCAGGATCTCTATCGTTTCCATTTATTGACGTCATCGTAGAAAAGCCACCACCAAAACCGGCGTGTTCAATTTCCTTTTTAGGTAGAAGAGAGTCCAACCAATTCTTAATTTCTCCACCTACGAGAATCTTTCCGTTTTTCGTGAGCATCGTTGGTACCCGACTTATTTTCATTTTATATTGGGGAGGTATACCCTGGGTGTTCACATTATGATAGTGCACAAGCTGCTTCAATTGTGGTTGATTATTGATATACTGGATGATATCCATAGAGTGTTTACACCTCGGGCTATATATCAACAGAGACATCTACTAGTATAGGGGTATTTTGTAAAAAAAAATTAACGCATTATAGTAAAGATGGATTTACTTAAGGTCATCATCGGTATTTTAGTTGGTCTACTCATCCTGGTCATGATCAAGCGTGAAAATTTCACAGAGACTTTTGGGTTCTCAGGCTACAAGAAGCCCATTGATTACGTCAAGCTTAACGATCCCAGACCAGACATGTCTGGTTACTCCCAAATTGAGGCTAAGGTTGACCATGACACCATGGAGCAACTCGTTCTTCAAACAAACAAGGAGCTTAACAAGCGCCTTGGATTCTCCACTTACATCATCGAGACCCAATCGGTCAAAGTGTATGAGGGTACCACTGGTCAGCTCTACGAGGCCACTTTCATGGTGGTTCGCAACGATGGATTCTCCTTCGGCTTCGCAGTTATTGCCACTTTCGAAATAAGTGGTAAGAAGCTCAAGCTGACATCTCTCCGCTCCCAGCCTCTCAGTGACCAGGCTCCCGATAAGGTTAAGGTTTACACAAAGGGTTCCATGGGTAAGGAGTTCATCGACTACAAGCTCGTCAAGGAGAGTGCTGTACCCAATGTTAGTGAGTTAGATTTGATAAAAAATAAGTTGAGCTAAATGTAATGATCAGCATCAATGATATAATACAAATTGATGACAAGAGAAAGAAGATAAAAAAGGAAATCTACAAAAAAATCTACGATCAGTTTGCTTCAAAAATTAAACAGTGCGTAGAGCTTGGTCATAAACAGGTATTCTTAACAGTGCCAGTAATTTTGATAGGATACCCAGTCTTTGATAGATCAGCAGCTGCACGATATGTAGCGAGGCAGTTCCAACTTGGTGGATTCACTGTGCAAATAGTAAGTGAATTTGACATCTATGTATCTTGGGTGGTTCCTAAGAAGAAGAAGGAGCGTGAAGAGACTGAAGAGGAGGTTACTTTTCCAGACTTGATGAATCTCAAGAAGATGGCTAACAAGTACAGGAGAGGTGCGTAGTAAAGTTTGATTTTTAAACCCACTTAATCATAAATGGATAATTTGAACGTGCTCGTCGAAGCCAAGAAGGAATACCTCGGGCAAATGTGCATTATTATGTGTCCACCTATGATTGACGTTTTCAATGATATATACACAGAGGCTTATACCATTTCTAAAGGAAAGAAGCATCTTATGATGTTCCAGAAGTTACTCCAAGAGGTCCCCAATTGGTCGAACGCCATGTCTAAGTCGCACTCTGATAATATTACTAACCGCTGTGCTTGGTTTAGTGATCTTTTAGCGGCTGTCTTTGTTGCTTGTACTAAGATTTTGTCTTCTGTTCGTCTCAAGTCTGATAACAAGAAGATCTCCTTAAAACTCCCAACAAATGAGGTTTTTATCCAAACCTGCTATAACAACATCGCGAAGGACCTCTATCGGGATCCCTATGTGTTCCACGAAGATCAGAGCATTTACCACCGCGATGAGAAGTTAACTGGTCGCTTCTGTGCGTGTATTGAGAACTCTGTAAAGGAGCTCATCCCAGTTCAACAGATTCTTCAGACCTATATGTCGCAAGAATCCAGGGATATTGATCTAGATGGTGAGGTTCAAGACACCGAGGATCCCGATGTCTTTGATGGAGAGGGAGGAGAAGATCCTATGGGAGGGCCCGAACCCTCACCAGAGGAACTTCAGGAAAATCAACCCATGGAGGAGCAAAGTGATCCAAATGGTTTTGACAATGAATTCAAGACGGTTCCAGGTGTTCAATCCCCCGATCCCATGGAAAGTGGTGAACCACAGGGTGAACCACAGGGTGAACCACAGCCTCAACCAGAAGATGATGTTCTATTCGGAGACGCCCCAGACTACCGTACAAAAAAAGTTGGTTATAATTAAATGGAACTCTCCGACTATTTACGCGACCCAGTATACGCGGCCCTAATTGCCGGAGCCACAACCGCGGGTTACATTCACCTTAAGGCGTATTTGAATAATGAAGGTAAATTAGAACTCAGCCAATACACTAAACCAGCCGTACTTGTCGCAATTCTTGTGTATGTGATTGTACTTAATGGTCTTGGTCAAAAGGAGGTTATTTCTAATGACCCTTTCTAACTTAAAGATTACACTGTACTACTAAGAAAATGGCGTCCGTTAGTGCATTCAATGACATGATGGGTCAATTTCTTGTGGAATTGCACAAGACTTTTCCAGATGAAAAAAGCATCAAGAAGATGTTGACTTCGTTCGACCTTCTTAAGAGTACAAGTCCTAGGCTTCTGGTAAACGGTTTTATGCAGAGCGTAAAGCCTCATGCGGACATGGTTTCCTCAAAGAATGATGAATTTATCCTTGTTCACTCCAAGGATATTGATTTCCTCTCAGAGATTGATATCGTTCGACTTTGGAAGAAGATGAATGACGGTACCAAGGATGCAGTTTGGCAGTATCTCCAGACTCTATACATTCTAGGAACTACTATTCAGTCTGTTCCCGAGGATACCCTTGCCGCCATCGAGGCTATGGCCAAGGATGTCGCTGAGAAGATGCAAAACAGTGACGGTGATATTAACCAGGATGCTCTAATGAAGATGATGGGCTCTATGTCTGGTATGATGTCTGGTCTCCCCAAAAAATAAACCTCATCTATATTAAATGAAAGTTTGGTTCGAAGATCCTAAACAACTCGTAAAAAATTCAAAAATTTTAGAGTTCTGGCCTAATAGCAAACAAACACCAGAGGATAGGATCAATTCGGCATCACGGTTCATCATTTATACCACATGTGTTTTATTTGTGATTCGCCGTGATCCCAGGATTTTCGTCCTAGGCGCAACAATGCTGTCTATCGTTTACGTTATGTACAAGGCGAAGCTCATTAAGGAGCCCTATGGCACCACAGAGAAGATGTCTGTGTGCCAAAAGCCTACAAAGGAGAATCCCCTTGGTAACGTTCTTATAACTGACTACACGGATGCTCCAAATCGTCTGGAGGCTTGCTATTATGCTACGGCTCAACCTTTGATTAAAAAGTTCAGTAGCGACACGATTAATTACGATTCTGGGCGCTCTCGTTCTACTTTACCTATGTACAAGCGCAATGCGTTTGAGCGCCAGTTCGTGACTACTCCAGTATCAAAAATTCCAGGCGATCAGACTCAGTTTGCTGAGTGGCTCTATGGTCCCAAAAATGGACCCATGTGCAAGAGTGATACAAAGTACTGCAATCCTGACGCCAGGGGTGTTCAGTTAGAGGCATTTGCGGGACTTGGAAGTGATGGAGACATCAGGGGTCCCAGAGGTGGTGGTCGTGTAAGGGGAGGTGGTGGAACTTATAGTTAGATTAATATTCTCATGTAATAATAAATGGCGTATCAGCTTCAACCTGGTCTTTCTATTGTTGACAATAAAGGTGCCCTTCCTTCCGTCGCGGCTACCGATGAAGTGTTTGTTTACCCTCAGCCCAGTCACCTGAACTACGGTTCACGCCCAAATACTATGTTATATGGCACCGCACCATACATGGCAGGTAAAGGCGCTCCCGCGAAATACATTGATACTAGCGATGAACTTAGACCCCAGTCTACTTCTCGTTTCAATAAGACTATCGTTCAAACGTATGAACGTAACCTATTCCCCCTCACTAACATGGAATGTAAGACTCCTCTTCGCACCATGAAATATGAACCCGCCAGTACCCGCGCCGATCTTCAAAACGGCCTTTTCCAGAAAAGGTACGTTAATAAAAATATCAGTAAGAAATAAGAATGGCCGACCCTGTATCTCTGTTAGCCGTAGCTGGGCTTGTTTATGCTGGAAGGACTTTGAGTACTACGAATAAGTCCAAGACTGAAAACTATAGTCCAGAAGCTAAAATTGTAATGGCGAATGATGGAGCTGGTCCCGCTTTACCTCCTCCAGTAAATGATTTTGTTTCTCGTGTGGAAGTTCCCTCTAAGAGGGAGATGGCGAGTTTTGCCGACATTGGCCGCCAACAACGCAGTGGTGGTCAGGAATTACTTGATATGCGTGGACGTATGTTTGACCAAGGTCGTATGAATAACCTTTCTCCAGTAGAAAAGCAGTTGGTTGGTCCAGGTTTGGGAGTTGACGCCAATGTACCTGCTGTCGGTGGTTATCAGCAAATGTTTAGGGTTAATCCCATTAATGTTGGTGAATACCGTCTTACGACTTTACCAGGCCGATCTGGTCCAGCGGTAGATGTTACTGGTGGTCGCTCGGCTAAGGTTGGGCAACTTACCCACAATAAACCCGAAACTACATCCTATTTACCTACCCGTTTACCTACTATGGCTGGACGCGCTCAGGGAATGACGGGTGTTGTTCCTCGTAACGAGCATGAAAGAACTAAGAGAACTACCAACCGTTCAGAGACTGGTTTACGCACCGATGGCTTAGGCTACAATGGCGCTAAACGTATGGTTTCTGCTCAGACCCTCGCTCAGGATCCTACTCGATTCAAGTCTGATCGCAATGATGAGCAGTACAGGTACAACAACCAGCCAGCTCCAGGTATTCATAGTTTCCACGGTGCTTACGCGACTGGTGCTGCCAGCCGAGTTACTGCGAAGACGAATGAGGAACTCATGAAGTATGGATTCCGTCCCGAGGATCGTCGTGGAAAGCCAAACAGGCCCGGAAATGCGGGTCGTATGAATGTCAGAGAGGGACCCCTTAAACAGGGTGGTGCACTTACGGCTGTTCGTAGCGACACCTCGCGCATTGATGGTCGTATGAATGCGGCCAATGGTGGTTGGACTCAACAGTATCAGAACAAGACTTTCCATCAGTTCAACCCCTATAAGGGTAACGAGAACCCCAACTCCAAGAATCTTGGTATTGCTGCCAAACAACTGGAGAACAACCCACTTTCCCACGCGCTTTACCGTTAGATCTTTGTCTCATAATTTGTTGAAAACAATCATTAAAATATTGTGCCTATATTTTAATGAAGGTTCACACCCTAAACATAGACAGTAGTCAGCGTGACTCGGTCACGTATCCCAATTCTAATAACTACGTCATTTCGTTAGAAAATCCGATATATGATGTCGAAGAGATACGTCTTGTGTCCGCCCGTATCCCAACACCCCAAACACCTGCACCAAACTCTTTAATTTTAAGACTGTCTTCTGGATCCGACGAACTCAATCAATCGGTCTATGTGGGAACACCTCATTATACAGGTCATATCCTTTTAAATGGTACAACCAATTTAACGTTTAATGGCTCAGACGACCCCTTTGTACACCGTTTTCATTCTGGTCCACAGAAGATTATAAATGATATAGGAATTGAATTTTTATACATGAATAACGGTGTTCTTACGACATATGAGGTGGGTAATACCGAACACGTTCTAAAGTTTGAGATTAAGTGTTCCACAGACAAATTAGAAGGTTTAACAAAGATTCCATTAGATAAATTTGCGAAGAAAAAGGAGAAGACGAAAGATGAGAAAGTAAAGAACCTGGGAAGTGAGATTCTTTACAATCAAGAAGTATATATCTATATAGGTATCATTGCCTTCTTTGGTATTGTATTGATGTTTCTGATGAAAGGAAGTTCACCTGTCCCACCACCCACTTAGCGGGTAATGGCGTAGACAGGCTGAGCAGGCTTGGAGACGCGAGTAGACACGGTGGAGATCATCATGTAGACCGCGATAGAGAGGAGAGTGGTGAGCACGGCAGTGAGCGCGTACTGGGCACCACCGTTCTTGGGCACCTTAATGACCTGATTGATGATGAAACGAACAACATCCATCCAGGACATCGCCGCAGCGAAAGAGAAGCCAGCGACGATCGCGTTGAGGGACTGGGTTTCGAGTTCCTGGGTAACAAGGGTGACAGTTTGCATAGCCGCCTTCATTGTGAGTAATATACTATAAGTTAGGAAAATTATTCATTCTGGTAATAGTTCCTCCTTTTCAATTTTTTTATACCTGGTTTTTTTTAGACTTTTTGAATTCGCGAAGAGTTGATCGTCTCCTGATATATCTCCACTAGAGCTGCTCTCTGAATCGTTATCTTTACCAAAGACGTGTAACTTCATATCCGAATCATTGAAATTCCAACCTTCAGGCTCCCATGTGCTCATTACTATTAATGGCATTTTTTAACATCTGTTCTGTCGGATTTTGGGGTATCCAGGCATCCCAGCGATCGTAAGCTTCATTTACTAAAACGAATTTGGGGTCAGACCCGCTGTATCTTTCAAATGCGGGACATTCGCTCACATCTACAACATCCATTTCTTCTTCTGGGTCCTCTTCGTCTTCATCTTCACAAACTTCTTCGTATAGATCTGGGAACATAGATCCAACAGTCTCCCCAACTGCGTTCATAGCACAGTATTTCATCGCATATTCCATGTCTTCTGAGAGTAACGTGTCTCTCCCACAAGCCCTGCAATATTCAGCCGCGAGTAAAGTACCCTTTTCAAAAACAGGCAGAAGAATGTTAGTCATTGTTTCGATGTACTGCTCTGCCATTCTGTCACCAGCATCACCAAAACCAGTTTGCATATTCATCTTTAGTATTTAAGAGTAAAAAGAGATTCAGCAATTCCCTCACCGACACGAAGAATATTGTGGTTTACTGCGTATACTCGGATTTGTCTAGAAAAATCTGGGCATGACGTGAGACTTAGGTGAAGTATTTGCTCTTTTACGTTACTCATGTTCACTTGTCCTGTTGGATAAGCCTCTTCTGGTTGTAAAGCAAAACTATACGAATAGAAACGCCTAATCAATTGTGTTTTGGAGTGATGTATAGCTGCCTGTACAGCTTTTAGGAAGAGAACGGTACCAGTCTCCTGTGTAATAATGTCTTGCCCATCAAATTGTAGTGTAAGGTAATTCAGGTTTTCATAAAGAATACGTTTGTTGTCAGCTGTGAGAGCTGTATTATCGTAATCAAATGGTGTTACAAAATTACCATGTGATACACCATTACCCCTAGTACCCTGTCTTTGAATTACAAAATAGAGTTCTTTGACTGGATTTCTAAAGTCAAGTTTGAACGTTCCCTCCTTAATACCTACACCCACATCAAATACATTCTGTTGTACCTGTGTTATGATGTAGTCTTTCTTCATCTTCTGCATCTTGGATCTTTCATTTTTGTCTAAAAATACAACCTCTGTAGAGAGTTTAAAATCCTTAATATGTATATTAGGGGGTGACGTAACACGACTACCATCAATATCAACCATGATTTCCTCTGGTTTTCTAAGTGTAATCTCAACTTCAACTTCCTGTTTGTTAATAGCACATAGAGGTATAGCGAGTTCAGGGTGTTTGTAAAAGTAGAAGGGTAGATCAACGAAGAAGTTTTCATCTGAGTTGGCTCCGAGTGTACCCGTTATGATTATACCTCTGTTGGGTATTCCACCACCTGTAACTACCTCACCAACAAGTTTATCACTTGTTCTAAGTGAATACTTTCCAATGAGTTGTTCCAGCGCCTTTTGTTTTGTTTGTGTAACATTATGCTCTGAGTATATTTGGAGATAATCACTATAAAGCCTTTGAACTATGGTACCGCCTATGATCAGATCTACATGATCAATTATGGCGTGGCCAACCGATTCTATGTATACAGGGCTACCTGGAATTTCTGGTAGAGTCATTTTAACACTCAGAGTTTTTAATAGATCACCTTGATTTTGGGGAATCTTGAACTTAATTTTTTTCCCAAAATCTGCTTCATTTTCTGGATCTAAATCGTCGTACTGTGTAGAAAAATTTGCGTGCTTTTTGAAAGCTTCCACAAAATGACTGTAGTCTGGATTCCTCGTGAAATACCTGTCTTGGGATCCAGACGTTAGCATCTGTATTCTACCAGCCATTACTAATATAACTACCTAAAATTTTAAACCGGCTAAACCACTCTCAAACCTGAGCACGTTGTAATTTATAGCGTACACCCGCGTGTTATTGTAGTCCGTTGTGGTTAATGGATCAATTTCAATTGTAAACAGTTTGTGAGCTATGCGACTCATGTTCACTTGCCCAGTTGGATAGTACATCTCTGGTTGTAAGGAGAAGGAATACATACCAAATTTAGAGGTGCTAGACGCTTGTGGAGCGTTTATGTGATGTTTGAAAGGTTGTTCGTACGTCAGGAATAGGTTATTCCTATTGAAGACGACTTCATTATTGAATCGAAGTTCAGCGTTAGTAATAGTGTTATACTGATTTGGGTAGTTATTTTGGACTGAATCCTCTGACTGTGATACAAAGAAGAGTTCTTTTACTGGGTGTGAAAACTTCAACATCACAGACTTTTTATTTTCACCGGGGTTCATTTTAAACTTGGCAATTTGAAGTTGGGTGATGACATAGTCAATTGGTCTAGATACCAGAAACCCCTTCTCATCATCAGTTAAGTAGACAAATTCCGTATCAAGTGCAAACTTCTTTATAGAAGCGTTTATGGATTCGGGTGCACCGTAATGAATAAGTTCCCTCAGTGGTCTCGTCTTGATTCTAACCTCTACGATCTGTTTAGTAAGGGCACACGTTGGTATAGATAGACTAGGGTTTCTATAGAAATAGAATGGCAAGTCTAAAAAGTATGAGTACTCACCGGTATATGCAAGTATATTACCATGTCCATTTAAGAAGTACAAAGTCTGTTCAATATCATCATTGGTACTATGAAGCTGTTGATACATATAGATGTACTCCCCTGTAATCTTTTGTATAATTTGGCCACCAATAACCAGTTCAGCGTAATCTATAAGATGTGATACTATAGATTTACTCCATACGTTGGCACTGGGGTTTGGATTTGTGAGAGTAACCTTAAGGTTGAAATTCTTTATGAGATCACCTTTGTCATTAGGAACCCTGCACGTAAGAAGATTACCAAAATCTATTTTCCCATCAAACTGACTCTCTACATAATCAAAGGAAAACTTGGTATGCCTCTTAAAATTCATCAGGAAATACGAAAATTGTGGTTCACCAGTTAACCACTGATCTTGGATTCCTGTTGTAGCAAGCCTTAACCGACCAGCCATTCCTACTGTATATGAGTAAAATTTTGGTAAATAAAACGAAACGCTATAATAGAATGAATCTTCAGTTGAGGAAGTTCAAACCTGAGACAATCAGTGATGACCGGGTTTGTGTGTTCATTGGGAAACGTAATACAGGTAAATCAACTCTCGTCAAAGATATTATGTTCCATAAGAAACACCTCCCGGCGGGAATAGTGCTGTCTGGAACAGAAGAGGGTAACCATTTTTATTCAGACTTTATCCCAGATTTATTCATTTATGGTGACTACGATAGAGAGGCAATAGAAAGAGTGATGTCTCGGCAAAGAAGGTTGGTTGGTGCGGGTAAAGACAATTGTGGTGCCTTCATGTTATTGGACGACTGTATGTATGACTCCAAGTTCCTTAAAGATACATGTATACGTCAGTGCTTCATGAATGGAAGACATTGGAAAATCTTCTTTATGTTGACTATGCAATATGTTATGGACTTACCCCCAGCACTTCGTGCGAATGTTGATTATGTTTTCATCTTGAGAGAGAATATCATTCAAAATAGAGAGAAACTTTACAAATCCTTCTTTGGTATCTTTCCCTCGTTCGACATGTTCTGTAAGGTAATGGATGCCTGTACTGAAAATTATGAGTGCCTCGTATTAGATAATACGGTTAAGTCTAACAAGATTCAAGATTGTGTGTTTTGGTACAAAGCAACTGTTAGGAAGGGTTTCAAGGTTGGTAGCCCTCAATTATGGAGCATGCATAAGAAGATGTACAATCCAAAACACGTTAATCAAACGGAGCAGGATGCCAAAAAGGCAACGAAGAAAACCAAACTTACGATTACTAAAAAGAAATAGGCGCGTCACTAGAACTTTAAGAAAACATTTGAATATATTAACATGGCTTCTGAACACGTCCCCACTATGAACCTCTTCGATGATGGCGAGGGTATGGTGCCATTACATACACAAGATAAACCTTCTACAGCGTTTAAATCACCTGAAAAAAATATGAGTACAAATAAAGACACTATGGACTCTACTCCTATTAATGATATTATGATGGAGCCCCCTATGCTTACCGAGGACCCCAGGGTACAGGGTGTTATGCCCCAAATGGTTGCCGCTCAACCTCAAGCCGCTTACCCTGCTCCCACCAAGACTAAGGAGGAGGCTCCTGAGAGCAAAAATCCTCTCAACCTCACCGATGATCAGCTTACTGCCCTCCTCGTAGCTGCTTGTACCGCCATTGCTGTCAGCAAGCCCATTCAGGATCGTCTTGCGACTTCTATCCCCAAGTTCCTTAACGAACAAGGGGGTAGAAGTATGGTTGGTTTAGCCACTACTGGCGCCGTGGCTGCTATTATCTTCTTCTTTGCGAAGAGCTACATCATCAAGGCTTAAGCCTGCATCATGTTGTTATAGATCGAGTCATCTATACCACTGAAGTAGGTGATTAAAGCACCACCGATGAAAGCACCAGCTAAAACAGCGTTTAACTCCAAATGCTTCCTTCTATCGCTCTTATGAAAATTCTTGACAGTATCCTTGGAACGCTTCCACCATTCGTTAATAGCGAAGGTGATGATGAGCGCGAAAAGGGTCGTCATGGCAAAGAAAGAACGATCGACTGCAAGACGGGGGATGTCACCGACGATGGCGCGAGCGGCGTTGGGAATGATAACAGTTAAGAAGACGAGATTAGTGTAGTAGTTATCAGTGTGCTTGGGGACTTGTGTAACGGCGTAGAACACAACCCAAGAAAAAATCGCTGCTAAGAGATCATTAACAGGAGTTTGCATTTATCATATTACGAGATTTTATTTATCCTGAATGTATTGACCACAGAATTTGGTCTTGTCTGGTAATCTATTGTAAATCCCTATAGATTCACACATCCCTCTCAACTCCATAAAGTTGTTCCAGAAGTTCTCGGAATGGGTCCATTCAGGTACCGTACTGTGAGCAAGCTCGTGAATTAAAACGTGCATAATCTCATTGACATCACCATCTATACATATAGTTATGTCAGCCCCCTTGTTAACATTGTAGCCCACTGTCCCATACATCATCTTAAGCGCCGTCAGTGGTATGGGGTTTACCAATATACTAAACTTCTCATTGTTCGTTTTCTCGATGTGTTCTCTGAGAACACGATACCTCCTCTTCACTTCAGTGAAGTTCTCTGGTTCACGGATCATGAAAAGTATGATTAGGTTGATCACGATCAATACGATAAAAGGTATCATCTGTTATAAACAAAGATAAATTTACTGTACAACTCTGAGATTGGGTTACCTTGGAGACCCTCCCAAAGTTGTAATTTGAAACCAAGCTCCTCCAGATGGGTCACCAAAAGATCTTTGTACCCGACTGGTTCAGCCTTTGGACCCTCTGCGTAGTACGGAGTATCAGTCAGGTGTACAAAAAGCTTCTCCCCAAACCCACCATTCCCATGATCTTTGAGTTTGAAGAAATTCCCCATATCATCCTGAAGTGGTGTCTTGAAGATAATCTTTTCCGAATCTGGAATAATACCAATCAAAAGTCCACCTGGTTTTACGCGCTTCTTAATCTCATAGATGGAACTGAAGAAGAGATCTCTCGTGGCGAAGATGTAGTGGAGTGAAAAGTTGAAACAGACGACATCAAATTTTCGTTTTGGACAGTTGTGTATATCACCCTCATAAAAGTTTACACGCATATGCATGTTCTTAGCTCTAGACCTGGCTTCAACGAGAGCCGAGGGTTCTGGGTCACACATGTTTATATTGGCGCCACATTTATGCCATTTCTGTAAATCACCCCCAAAGCCACACCCAACATCAAGGATGTGATGACCACTCTTTGTCACACTTTGAATGAGTTCCCTCTTGGCGTCGTTGTGATTCTTTCGAATCTCCTCCATTCTTAATACATGAATATAATCTTTAAGATTGTAGTTTACTTAGGGCTTAAAGTTTAGAAGCGTTCAGTAGCTATAATGTCTCTTGAACAAGATTACACTACTGTCCCCGGTCAGATTTTCGCATGCCTTTCTATTGTCGGGCCGGAGTGTCCACAGAAGAATGATAAATTTGGTATAAAGATCCGAGGAGCTTTTGCTAATCGCGATGAGGCTGCTAACCACGCAAAGCGTCTTCAAAAGGAGGATCCAACCTTTGACATATATGTTGTAGATATGTACAAGTGGCTCCTGATTCCACCAGATTCTTCAAAGATTGATGATGTTCATTATTCTAACGAGAAACTCGAAGAGATTATGACTGGTTACAAAGAGAATCAGGCTCAGGCTGCCCGAATGTTTAATGAGCGTAAGCAAGCCATGGGAGATAAGACTGGCTTCGCACCTGGTGATGACAACTCCAAGTTTTACACTAAGCCCGACGAGGCTCCCATCTCTCACCCAGCCGAGGTGCTCGAGCGACTTAAGAAGGAGAAGCCAGATGCCAACATGGAGGATCTCGTCAAGGAGGCAGATGCTATAGTTGCGGAGGAAATGAAACAGCGACAGAAGGAGCGCGAGGAAGCTGCTAAGGCCGCTGAGATGAGTGAGACCAAGGAGGAGGAAGAGGCTTCTACCGAGGCCAAGATCGAAGAAACTAAGGATGAGGGTGAACCCGAAGTTTCTTCCAAGTAAATAATTTTCATAACTAATATTAAATGATTAGCATTATCGTAACAATCATTCTCGTAAGTGCTTTCTTCATTTTGTTTTTTGGAGGGATGGATCCAGAAAACAAAAAGGAAAAGAAAAAGGTTAATAAACCCGAAGCCAGTACTACTGCTGGATTTATCGAGGATACATACAGAGATCCATTTATCAATCATTTTATACCCCCGAAGGTTGGTAACATAGGTAAGTTTGTTCCTTACTCAGGTGTACCTGAGAATCACTGGCTGCATGGTTTTCCCCATAAAAAAGCCAAGTAGGAATACACCGAATATAAGAATCCATGTAGTCTTATCAATGTTTTTGAATACATCAAACGTTTCTTGGCTCTGATAAGGGGGTGGTGGATATTCAGATGGATGAAAATAATACTCCTCAGCGGATTTTTCGTTATTTTCATCTTTCTCCTCTGGAACATTTTCCAAAACGGGGTTATACTCGATGGGATTACCGATATCAGTTTCCATTTTCTAATATAGAAGGGGTTTTTTTTAAGTATTTTCTTCCTCACTTTCACTCTCATCATCTACTACAAAGTCCTTGAGATTACCATTTTCATCTGCGTCTGAATCATACTCTTCTTCGCTATCATCGTCGTCGTAAAGTTCATCATCTGTGTCGATATCTGAATCTATATCTGTGTCGTGTTCATCTGTTCCATAATCATCTTCTAATACCGTTTCAGTGGGTTGAAATAAAACGGGTTTCTTTATCTGCCTTCCTGAGCGAGTACGGGTAACTACTACAACCATTTTATGTAGTATTGCGTATTATTGTTTAAGTAGTTTTACAAGATTATTGTCTATTATCGTGTGTGTTCTAGCCTTATTTTTCTTTCCTTTACAAATTGGGCATTGTTGCGTTATTTTATTACCTTTTATGATGTAAGTCATCACATTGTCTGGGTGATCTCCTCGGATGGATTCACAATAGGTTGATGTTGTAAGCGCCACATGATTCGTCTTGTTTCGCTTAACACTTACGACTGTCGTGTCCGCCTGTCCAACCATGATCTTCTGTATAAATCTCTGCAACAAGGGCTTCACCTCAGTCTGTTTAGGTTGTGGTTTTTCAACGAATTTCTTGATTTCTGGGCAACTCTGGAGTTCTTCCTTTTTAGGATACAATTTGTTGACAATAACACTCGGTAACTCATGTCTCCGTCCACAAAAGTCTTTACAGAATCCATCTTTCCTTCCTCTGAGCGTTTCACAGCGACAGAAACACTTCTGTATGATAAGTTTTCCACTGATAATGAACCATACATGATTTGAATTGTGTTCTCTCCGTAAGTTCTCACAGTAATTAGAATTAGTGGCAGCTAGAAAGGTGTTCTTGTGTTTGAAAAGTTTAGTGATGTAAGCATTTGATTGCCCTTCAAGATTCTTCCTCACAAACATCTGTATGAGAGATTTAAGCTCTTCATCCTGTAGTTCATCCTTTGTTTCATCTTCTGTAAAAGAACCTTCTCTAGTAGGCATAGATGGTGGTTGAACAAACACCGTTTGAGGAGCATCTGTACGAACTGCGGACATTTTCAAAAGTTCTACATCGGGTGTAGGTTGCACACGAATAATTGTACTCAAGGGCTCTGGGGTGTACATGAAAACGGGTAAGTATGCGAGTTGGTTCACCTTACCCTTCTCACACCCGGGACAACCCTGTCCACCACAAGCATCGTGTTTAGCCCTCTTATAGGACCACGGCATTCTAAAACCACTGCCTTTGGTCTTTCTATGAATGTCACCGTATACAGCTGCGTCTATGATATCATTCCAATCATATGAACTCTTAGCTGTGGCGAGGGCTACGAGCACGTGTTCTCTCAAAGCGATTGCTGAACTTTGATCTACAACAAAGTCTGGCCAGTTTAGATGTACCCCAGTTTTGATAAAGTTACCAACCGTCTTTGGGGGTGATACAGAAATTAAGCACTTTTTACCACCATGACGCTTCACCTTGTCACATATGATTTTACATATGGATTTGATCTCATCCATTGTGAGAGATTCTCTGTCCTTGTAGTCAATGTCGATGAAGAAGTTGTAAGTGGGAGTCTTTTGTTCCACGACAAACAGCTTCTCATTGGAGCTAATAGCTTCTATGTATTTATCATAAAAGTCGTTCAACCTATCAAATGGCACAGAGAGTTTTCCCCCGTCCATGAGCACATGTGATAGATTGGTTGCGTTATCAAATTTTTGAGATGCGCACCAACTCTTAAACATATCTATTTATTAGTCGTCGTCTCTAAACCACTTCATAAATGATACATCCGGGTACACTTTTTTTTCAGCTAATTCTTTTTTTATAACTAAAAGTTCATACACAGTCTTATCTTTATTTTCATCCTTCCACTGATTGATCTCATCTTCACACATTCCCCGATTCTTATCAAGAAGCTTTTCAATCTGCATCAATATGTAAGTCTTAGACTTCATTATTTAATAGAGAAGGTTTTTCTATTATGAGAACTTATGCACGAATAGAACTCTGGATTTTTAATCACGTTATCAACTATAAGTTTCCAACACTTTCGTGAGCTGAATTCTTCTAGAGTGTCAAAACTCATAAAATCATTCTCGTCATAGGTTTTCTTGTATGGTTGATGGTTAACCTTCTTTACTGCTGTTTTTTGCTTCTCTTCATAGAACTTTCGCACCATTTCCTGTTGTTGAAATCTGGTGTAATTGACAAAAAATATGAATACATTGTACTCTAACTCTACTGTAGGGCTTTCCTTGTGTATAAACTTAAATTCTGTATACTGACCATTTTTTAGTGATACAACCCCCCTAGTCTCTTCTTCGAGTTCTCGAAGAGCACATCGGATTGGGTTGTAAATTTCTCTTCTTCGGCATCCTCCTGTGACAAATATCCATTCCTTGAATCTCCAATCTCTCACAGTGAGGAATCTCGGTTTGCCATCCGTAAAACTAACCGGTATCGCAATCGCTTTGTATTTTTTCATTGCTCATTCGTTAAGCTACAATAAGCGGATATGTTTATTCAATCAGTTTTTCCTCTTCGGGGGTCATTTCCGACAAAACATCGTCATCTTCGTCTCCATCGATACCATTGAGCCTCTCCATGACGTCCTCTGAGAATTCTCTAAGTTCATAAAGTTCCTCGCGAGTCTTGTTAAGTTCTCGGAGTAGGAAAATAACACCTATAATAGAAATGGCTGTGGCGATCATCATCATATTCTCGTGAGTGAAAGGGATCATTTGTATAATACCCTAGCTTTATCTTTTTAAGCATTCTACATCAGTGCTCCCATACGAGTTCTACCTACTGGAGGGCATTCATATGGAGTCTGGGCAAATTGGACGGCTTCGTAATGCGTATTTTGACAAGACTTTTCGGTCGATGGAGAGGGTTGACCGATAAACGTCTCGAGTGTCCTGGATTTAGGATCGTACGTCAATACAAAAACGATGGCGAGTAGGAATATAAGATCCCACATTTATTATTTACACATAAAATTAGTTAGAATAGAGTAAACCGCCCATACCATTTTCTATACGGAGGATGTTGTAATTTACGGCATAAATATCTTTGTTTACCGACCGTGTATCATTCACAATACGAGCCGAGTCAAGTCGGGAAAAGTTGAGGGTACCAGTGGGCTGCAGCTTACCAGTCTCGAGGCAGAAAGGGTAAGTGAAGAGCTTAGTACCCGGGCTAGAGTTACCGTGGGAGGTGTGGTAATAGAGAGGAACCGATGTGTAGTTAGGGTTCGCAAACTTGAAGTCGGAAACATCGGTACCGTTGATCTGGAGTTTGAGCTTGTTATCATCATTGAGGAACGCCACACCACCATCGGTGGTGGTGTCGGCGTTGTCACCAGCGGCAGCCAAATACTTGACTGGGTGATTGAAATTGAGCTCTTGGATCTTGGAGCCCGAAGAGATCGCCTTCTGGACCTGAGTGATGAGCATGTTGAGGGGTTGAGAAGCGAACATCTCACGCTCCTGGGTATCGAGGTACGCGTAATTCGCGTAGACATCCCACTTCTTGCTGGAATCAGCGGCGTTGGGACCCCAAGTGATACGCAATTCTACGT